AACAATTAAATCGTCAAAACGCTAATCATAACGAATACCTAAAATATCAAGAAGAATGGAGAAATAATAATAAAGAACACATTCTTCAATACCAAAGAGATAATGCTGGTATGTTTGCTGCTAAAGCCGCTAAACGTAGAAAAAAAGTTGTTAAAGCAACTCCACAATGGTTTGAAGAAAAAGAAATACAAAACATTTATATAGAATCAGCTAGGATCACAAAAGAAACAGGAATCATTCATCATGTAGATCATATCGTTCCCCTTATTCATGATCTTGTTTGTGGTCTTCATTGTAAAGATAATCTACAAATTATTACAGCAGATGAAAATTTATCTAAGAGTAATAATTACACACCGTAATTATTACTCGTACTCTACTTCAACTGTACCCCATCCTTCACAATGAGGACATCTTTCTTGTACTTCAATAGGGTTACCACAACATTCATTTCCATTTGGATGACCGCAGCATTCAGCTTCAACAGTCCATCCATCACCACAACAAAAATCACATTGTTCTTCACTCATTTTTCATAATCGCTAATATTTCACCAACATCGACACCACTCCATTCGATGATTTCACTTAGGGATTCAACCTCTTTATATAATCGGTCAGTTTCAATATCAGCTTCATTGTAAATTTTTTCAAAGTATTCAGCTTTGGCTTTAAATAAAGCTAACTCATTTGGATACATACTCATTGCAAATTTTTTCATTCTTCTTTCGCTTTATAATTGTTGCAATTTTTTTCTTTCCAACATGGGTCAAATACTATTGGATATAAAAACCATCCATTTGCAATTCCATGTGGATTACCTGTCATAGATGGATCAGGATTAACACAACTAATATGAGCATCACCAGGAACGTTACGTTTATAAGTGCAACTATAGCACTCATTCATTTTATTTTTTTCCATTTCGAATTTTCTCCTCATCTTTATATGCAATAACTTCATCAATAGTATCAATAGAGTTTCTAATAAAAGCTCGAAACGCACTATCAGATAATTTTGAATTGTCTACATTAGCATATACAGTAACAATAAAACCAGATGCTGGTATTGAATTCTTCATTATTTACACCTATTACTCATTGTAACAAAATATTGAATTGCTTCTCGTACATAAGGACAATTTATTTCATTAACAATTTCACATGAATATTCTGTTGGTGAATCACCTGTACAAAAAGGATCTGTTGTAACTAGATAGTCAGAACAGTTTTCACACTCTTCCAACTCTCCAGAAATTTCTTCATAAATCTCATCTAAAAATGCTTCAACTCTTTCAGGTATATCTATTGCCATTATCTTACCGATATCATTTCATATAGTTTAATTTATTCATACCAACCTTCTGATATACTTTCTATATCTTTATGGTCTAGTCGTATCCGTCTACTCATAGACTCAAGATTAATAACTTCTTCTCGATCACATGATAGATGATATTCTAGGTATTTACCTTTCACCGCAATTTTATAATACATATTACTACGAGCCATTATTATTCTCCTGCTGGCCCGTTACGTAACCAACTATCAACTAATTCACTTTTGTTAGAGACTAATCCGATTACCGAACTAACATCACTATCAGTATATTCTTCAAACAATTCAGCATTAGCTTTTTTAACAAGTTGTGGTAAGTGATAACCTCGTGATTGCCAATCATTTACACTACCCCATGATTCACTATCTAATTCTTTAACTTTCTCTTCAACAGCTTCGATAAACTCTTGAGGAACATCTACTTCATACGATTCATCTTTACTTCGATTCCATCGACAATAGTTTACAAATACGAATGTGTTACCACCTGATAAGATTTCTCCAGAAGCTTCACAACGAGAATAGCTTTCCTGTTTGTTAGCAACCGCTTCAACCTTAGATAATGGAACGACCTTTTTAACATCAACACGATATGAACCATCATAACGAACTGATAAATCACGATGTCCCAACTCAGGAACAGCACCACGAATTTCTTTCTTTAATTCATTACCACTTAAATAACTCATTTAGTCTCTCCTCTCAATTAAGACTCATTATTACATGGTTCTAGTATCGTGTCAAGCTTTTTCTATCCTAATAATGAAGATAACGATGTACTTGAAGCCATATACCAGTAATGTAATGCTGATTTTGTATTAATATCAGCTAAAAATACAGATATACCACGAGCTTCTAAAGCATCTTTAACAATTACCTTCTCATTCATATTCAATTCTTTCATTTGAGGTCTCCAACACGAGTAGGTTCAAAGTGAAGGTCAATCTCAACGTTGTTTTGCATCAACTCAACAATAGAAACATATCCAAGCTCAGTTGAATGTAGTTTAACTAGTCCAAAAGCTTGATATTGTTCTTCTTCCATATCTTTTTCTGTGATATATGCATCATAACCACCACGAAAGTAATGTAGATAAGCTACAGCGTCATCACCTTTACCGTCTTGCTCATACGTCTTAGGCATAGTAGAAACGGTCTCAGCAAGCTCTAATAGCTTCTCAATGAAGAATTCACCTTCTTCACCACGAGATAACTCAGTCATCAGTTTTAATTGCTGTGGATTAACAAACTTTAATAGAGTTTGAATCGCATCAATTGGTAATTCTTTCTTAGACATTTTTCTCTCCTCTCTCAATCAGGTTCTATTATGATGTATTGATAATAGGATGTCAAGCTTTATTTACGAGGAACTGAAAGAAAAAGACCCCACAGAATGTAGGGTCTTTATTGAGATTACTTCTCTAACTTAGCTAGAGTATCAGCGGTTTTCTTATCGTCACGAATGTTAAGAAAGATAGGTAGGAATAATGATTTAACATCAGCTTTTTGAGAACTAATGATTTCATTGTATTTAATTTCTACAATTTTACCAACCATGTCTTCTGTAAAGTATTCGGTTCGTTGAGCGTCTGAGAAGCCTGAGCCAACACTTACTCTTAATTTGCCACACTTTGACTCTAAGATAAAATTTCCAAGCATACCAGAGTACTTACCTTCTCCCCCAACAACTTCTTTGATTTCGAGGTCGGCGGATTCTTCAATCTTCATTTTGATATGATGAGGTACACGTTTGTTTTTCCATCCAGAAGATAGATCTTTAACAACAACACCTTCACTACCTTTAGAAATAAAATCATTATAAATTTCTAAAACTTCATCCATGTTACTACAAATTGTAGAAGGGAGTAATTCCATACGTCTTTCATCTTTAAAATTAGTTAAAGAATTAAAACGTTTATGTAAATAAGCATAACGTGAAGCATAAGTTATATCATACTCACCTAGTTCAAATGCAGATGTTGGTAAGATATCCCAAACAACAGCATAGATATCTTGTTTCTCTTCTTCTGAGCATGTACCCTTAATAGCTTTGTTAAGAATACCATTAGCTTTTTTACGAGCCATGTAAGAACCATTCTTTTCTTTAACCATTAACTCACCATCAAAAACATATGCTTTTGTGTCGTTTAGGTTATCAGCATATGCTAGATGAAATAATTCAGAACGGAATAAATCACTTAATCCAAGATCTTTACCAGAACGTGAATATACATCTACACCACTTTGAGTTACTTTAAAAATAACACGCATACCATCCATTTTTTCTTGTACACATACAGGCCAAGTTAACTTAGCGATATTTTTTTCTGTATACTTAGAACATAACATTACATCAAATGTTGGAATAGATCCTTTACCCCATGCAGCGTTAACTGTTGAAGCAGCTACACCACTTTTTAAATCTTTAGTGATAACACGTTGAACAATATCACCATCAGCTTCACTTAACTGACTGAGAATTTGCTGTACAAACAACTTAGCATCATTACCTGTTTTTTGTCTACTTGATAAACGATCTAATTGTTGAACAACACGATCAAGTTTAACAACAGAGTTATTAGTAAATTTATGTTCTGGGATTTGCTTCATGTAATAAATATTGAAAGGGTCAAGAGCTTTTTCAACAACGAGTCTAAATATATCATTGTCTTTATGTTCTTTTAGGATTTCAATCTTATCATTCTTTCCACTTGTAGATTCAAGTTTAGCAAAGATTTCTGGTACGGATAGTGGTCTGGTCATTATAATTTTTCCATTATATTAAAAGTCAGGGATACAATCTACTAATCCAACCATTCCTTTTTCTGTAAGGTAGTCGAATATTAAAGATTGTTTATTAAAAGTTTCTGTGTTATCGTATTTATCAATAATCAAATTACGAATATTATCAGGTATTTTTTCGAAACTCATAAGAATTTCATTTTGTTTATATCGTCCTAGTTCTTGTTTACTGAGTTTAGATGCTACAGGACGATTCATAATCTCAGATAAGAATCCTTGAGTAACAGATTTTTGTCTAATCTCAGGAGTATTTACGAAGTGGTTAATCTTAGAAAATATATTTGGAATACCATCTTTTCTATCACCACGTATACATTTTTCTTTTAGCCAATACGCAGGGTCTCTCTCAATAATCATTTTAGATTGCATTGTTGAGTATTGTTTTACGTTAGGATACTTATGAAGTTGTTTCATATCACCATCATTAGAAACGATCATAATAGGTTCAGGGGAAACTTGTTCAGATTTATATTTAACCATAACACCAATGATATCATCAGCTTCTGCGCCAGTAACATCAATAACATTATATCCAAATACATCATGTAGAGATAATGATAAGTCATATATTACTTCATACATTAATTCCCAAGGCACAGAATCGTTTGCTTTCTTCTTTTCTTTACGAGCAGCTTTATAAGCAGGGAAAACGTTTCTACGCCAATAGTTTTTATTATCTATAGCGATAACCATCTCACCATATTTCTTTCTATACTTTCTATTAAGTTCTCTAATAGAGTTTAAAGTAATGTGTCGGATATTACCTTTATCCAATTCAACATCACCACTACTACCATCCATCTTAAAAGCTATAGCAGCAGAAGCTACAGCTATACCACTAAAATCTACTATAATCATGTGAAACTTTTATCCTCATCAGGTTCTTCAAAAGGATGATCACCTAAATCAGCGGTTACCATTCTTGCCATAGCAACTAAATCAGCTAAACGATATTTTAATTCGTCACAGTTATCACTTCCATCAACACCTAACTCTTTTTGTACATCAGCTTCAAGTTCGATTAGTTTTTTACTTAATGTACCAGCAACCTTCAACACATCATCTTTAGAATGTTTCATTGTTTATTATCCACCACTTCAATTAATATGCATGTCTTTTCTTTAAATGATTTATATACATTTTTGAAAAAATCAATTGTACCTGATTCTTTAACGCTATTTTTAATACTAGTAGGAATTTTAATTGCTTTACCAACTTTTGTTTCAAATTTAAGATATCCAATAAAACCAATAGCAAGAATCCCCCAAATAACAGAACCTGCAGCATTTAACACATCGGGGATAACATTTATCCAACCATTATCAGTTACTAAGAAAGCACCTAATGAAAGCACCGGCCCTAACATAACCAACGTAAGAAGAGTAATTATTAAAATTTCTCCGAGAACAAAAAACAATCCTAAACACATTTTCCGCATGTATGTACATAGATCTGTTTTATTTCGACTTTGATGTACAGATTCATTTCTATCTAGATGCTCGAAAAATCCAATAACACCAGCACGATAGAATTCATAATGCCAACTTTTATCATTTACTTTCATAATATATCTCTCTAATTAAAAGAACATCCATGTTCAAAAAATCCTTACTTGTTAGAGTTCTCTCTAACTTCATCAAACGTATAAGTTTTAACAATCTTACCATTTACAAACACTTCTGTCAAGACTTCTTACTTTGTTGTGTTTGCTCGTACTTCTTCAAAAGTAGTTTCGTTATACAAATCACCTTTGTAGTAACGTAACTCCATAACGTCTTCAAAGTCTCCACCTAGAGGTTCTTTATCTAAACGTGTAGTGTAAAGTTTATCATCAACTCTACTACGTGCAAGAGTTAATATACCTTCCTTAGAACGCTTTCCACTATCAGTAACTGGATCTTTTGCAATACCAACCCATTCATCATCTACTAAAATAGCACATGCTTTCTGAGCAAACTTTAAAGTATCACGGTTTACTTTTTGTAGTAATGCGCCACCACTACCGAAGATAACTGTATCTGCTGAATAACCTAAGTTAGTAATAAGAGTTAACACTTCGCTAATAATAGCGCGATCAATACCATCACCTTGTATAATACCTACGTTATTAATTTGATTATAACCTTTGTCTGTTTTAACAGTACCAAAAGCTTCTGCTTGCATTTCAAGTAAACGAGGTAACACTTCCATCATGTCACCACTGTCTGGACGGAACACAACTTTAGCCTTGCTGTCAATAATCTCTTGTTTCATTTCATTACACAAAAGACCAGCTTCACGATAAACATTGTAACCATCAATAACAATACTAACAACACTCCCTTCTGGAGCATTACTTAATTGTTTACGTAAGTAACGAAGCGCATCTTCTTTTCCATCACCAAATGAACATTCAATACTGTGTTCAGTTGCGTATACACTAAAGCCTGACATTACTTCTTTATAAAAGAAGTTAGCTGCAAGTATACCTTCCACTGTATCACTTCCTAAGAAGTTAACTAAGTGAGATGCACCACCAATTTCAGCAGTTTCCCCACTTGATACACCACGACCACCAAAGTCATGTAACGCGAATAGCAACAAACTTTTATCAGCACCAGTTAAGTCGTAAAACACTTCAATTTCTTTTTTAACGATGTAATCCATTGTTACAATAGTTGTTGGATACCAAATTGCACGTTGTATTAATGTTTCAAACCCAGCACTCATCCAGAACAAATCTTTATCAAGTACTGTTACAGTGTATATAGGTTGGCTACCATTCATAACAGTACCTTCTGGTACTGAACGAATAATAAGAGGAAGACTACCATTATATTCAGTTACAACTTTTTCCCATTCCTTACGAGCAAATAGTTTGCGACCAAAGTGAGCAACACTGAACGCTTCAGCAGCATCAACATCAGCCATTGTAATTTTCTGGGTAAGATAACGCTTAACAAGTATCTGCATACCAAATGGTACAATAGTGTCTTCAATACTAACACGCGTTTCACCATAAGATGTCATACCACTGATAGTAATATCTGTTGGATATGCAAAAGGGTGAGCGAATTTGTAACTGTCAATTCTACAAATTAAGCTGACCTTAAATTGGTCTTCTTGTACGTATGCGACATCAGTTGACTTTGGTTCAAATATATTTGCGTATGATGTTGCATTAGTTGACATCCCTCGCGCACCTATATCGTCTAGGACTAATGTGTTTTCTTTGTTGGTTGTATTATTCATAATAGGAATCCCCTATAGTTAGTTTAAAAGTGAGTATGCGTCTATCGCTTACTCGGTTGTATTGCATGTACATTCATTATCATATAATTCTTCAACGATAATATTTTCTTCTCTTATCCAAAATTTATCAACAACATCTTCTGTTGTGAAATTTTCTGTATCAATATAAGTACCTTTCATTCTGAATAATTTTTCGAACCACGATTGAACTCTATCAAATGTCGTGGTTTTATACTCAGAAGCAAATTCAATAACTAATGTAGAATTACCATCTTCATGATTAATTATTCTCCATTTGCCAGTCATAGCTAGTTGGCGTTTTAGATCAGTTTTATCATAATCATATCGCTTTGTCGCAAATGAATAAGAGCCTATAGAAAAGAAATGTAAAACTGACTCACATTTAACAGAATATTTATAATACATATTCCCCCCATCCCACCCATCATATTCATGTTTTAATTGTCTGTTCATGAGCATTTACCTTTATATGAATTAATGATTGTAATGTTATCACTTTTAATCCAATACTCTTGAGTATAAGTTACAGGATAGGTTACAGCATCAGTATAGTTTCTAACTTCTGATTTAAAGAAGAACCATTTTCGTTCTATAATAGGATCATACTCAGATTTCTTAATAGTAAATTCTTGAGTCTGCTCACGAGTGAATTTAATAAAAAGAACAGGTTCTTCTTCATTAGTTCTTTGTACCATAAATTCATCAGTAATTTCAAAACCATCATTAACAGTACTTGCACCCCAACCATAAGATGTTACATCTTTCCCTGCGGTATCTTCTATATATTTGTAAAAGATATTCTTAAATTTTAAAGTATGACTTTTACCATCTTCATTTAATCCTTCTAAACGATCAACGAATTTTTGCATACTATTTGCTACTGAACTTACTTCCATAATATTACCACCCTGTTTTCACGTCTTGGTAGACATTTACTTGTCTACGAATTTCATTATAAGCTTTCTGTGGAGTATTCGTTGTTGCTCTAATAAAGAATCTCCAACCACTACTTATAGCAGCACGTCCTCTATGAAAAGTTAGAGCATCAAACGATAATACATCACCTGATTCATATTGTCTAGTGTTTATCACATCTAAATCAATTAATTCGTTGATTTCTTCATTAAAGTGTTCATATACCATTTTTTCTTTAGGTACATCACTTAAATATACTTCATCTTCAAGAAATTCTGTCAAAGAACCTGTACCAACATCAATAACGCATAATACATGATCAGATATAAAAGCAGGATTCTTATAATCAGGTTGTCCATCATCAGTATTACGAGGGATATTATCCATGTGCCACCCACCAATACAAGGATACCAATCTTTCATTAGCATATGTACACGAGTATCAATAATCCAATCTTTCATAGGATCAAGAAATGGTAAGAAATGATTTGTAATTACACCACCATTCTTAGCAGCAAATTCATAGTCAGCAGAAAACAACATAGGTTCATTCTTAATTGTATCAACTTCAAACTCAGGTATCTCACCAATAACTTTTGTATTAGGTTGAAATACATTTAATGTTTTCTCATGTAGAGCTTCATTCAAACTATGCTTTAATATAAGCTGAGATAAATTTTCACTTTCATTATTCATTTTGAAAACTCCAACATACGTTCAATTGGTTTACGTGATTGTTCCATTAGTTCATCACTAATATAATCAATCTTTGCACCACCTTGACCAGTCATGGCAGCATCAACAGCTTTAATAGTATTCAATTTCATATAAGGACAAGTACTACACATACACCCTTTATATCCAGGAACTAAACGGAAGTCTAATTCAGGTCTTAACTTTTTCATATCGTTAAGAAGACCTTCCTCTGTTGCTACCCAAAAAGTACCAACATTATTAGGAAAAGCATTAACCCATTCTAACATCTTAGTAGTTGATCCAACGAAGTTAGCTTTATCTAAGATATCAATACCCGATTCTGGATGAGCAATAATAAATTTACCACCATCAGTCCAACCGCGCATCTCAAGTTCTAGTGCCTCTAAATTGAATTGATCATGTACTTCACATACAGAATTCCATACAGGCATTTCATAACCAAATTCTTTATTGATATATCGTCCCATATTAAGATCTGGACTAAAGATGACACGATTACCGCTATCAATCTCAGCTTCTATAATAGCATTAACATTAGCAGACGTTACAATAATATCAGCTAATGCTTTCATCTCAACAGAACTATTAATATACATAACATGAGTTGCATCGGAATTGCGTTTAACCCAATCAGTCATATCATGTAAATTAGTTTGTGTAACTAAAGAACATGTTGCATTAATATCAGGTATAATAACCTCAGTATCAGGTAACATCACTTTAGCTGTCTCAGCCATGAACTTAACACCAGCGAATACTAAACGTTCTGGATTAATCTTTTGTGCTTCTTGAATAAGTCCTAAGCTATCGCCAACAAAGTCAGCAATATCTTTAACTTCTTCAGGAGCATAGTAGTGAGCTAATAATAAAGTCTTCATTATAATTCTCCTATCATATTCTTAACAATCGAATAATGATCTTCAAACATTTTATCTTGCATCTTATAAAAATCGTTTAAAGGAATCCACACGGCTTTCTCAGCATCATCACTACCTTTTACTTTTGGTAATGGTGTACTTGCTGGCAACTCAATAAGAAATGCATTTGTTACTGTTCTTCCTCTAAGTGATCTTTGAGGAGCATCAAATATACGAGACTTCTTAATATAACCACGCAATACAGGTTCAGGAACTTTTATTTTAGTTTCTTCACGCAATTCACGAATCATACCATCTTCCATAGATTCATTTTGATCTAAGAACCCACCAGGTAATGCATATAATCCTTTTCCTGGACTTGCTCTACGTTTAACTAAAAGAATATGACCTGATTGAATAACAACCGCATCTGTTGTAAGAAAAGTAGGAGGGTAAGGTGCAGCTTCCCAACTTTCTTTATATGCTTTTATACATTCCCACTCTTCACGTAAAACGAAAAAATCATCAGTACGCTCAAAGTCACGCATAAAAGATTTAACGGCTATAGGTAAATTTTCCAATGTACCAGAATTTCTAGGATTAAAATAAATTTCACGAATATCAGTGGAGTGTAAATCATCAATCAAAGGAATTTCAATAGATTTCCATTGAGGAAACATATCAAGGTAGAATGATGATTCATCTTTGTGATGTCCGATAAGAACTATAGATTGCTCTGGCTTCCAGTTCGGTAAGCAACTACGGATATTAGATACAGATTTTTGAATATTACGAACCCATTCCTGAGTATTGTACATAGAATCTTCTACATACGCAAAGTCGATACGCTTCTGTAATTCATCAGGTAATGAGTCAAAGATCATTCGTGAACGTTCTTGAGAAGTGAAAGGATTTTTAGGTGTACGAGGTTGATTATCAGAACCGATAACAATAATTAAATTATCAGAAATTAATAATGCTTGTTTGATAATGTCTAAGTGTGCTTTGTGGACAGGTTGAAAACGTCCGATTATAACACTGATGTTATATTTTTTATCCATAAGGAATCCCCTTTTGGTCATTGAGAGAATAGCGTCTATCGCTAGTCTATATTTGTATTTATGTAATGTTAAATTCTCTTTTAAACGTTAACATTTCGTCTTGCCATTCATGAACATAATCTACACATTCACTTTCAGGTATTACTAATAAATCATCATTATATGTCATGAGATCAGTAACAACTTCTTTAGCTGGCCATGATGTCATATCATAACCGTTTTCAAACGATTGGTCAAGAGAATCAAAAACTAATTTTCTATAATCGTACATGTTAGATATTATCCTAGCTAACTATATTTTTAATAATCACTTCTCGACCCATGTTATATGGCTTAATTTCTATCATCTTCCCACAATGAACATGCACTCCAACTTTAATATCATCATGAAGATCTCTAGTGAAATCATTCATCTTTAGATATGATCTTGTATGCATGTTATTTGTATGCTCGACTTGTTCAGCCATAGCTAATAATTCATCTAACCATTCATTCTTATTCATAATAATACTCTCTCATAAAATTGGTGGAAAGAGCGTCCGACAGACCAGAGTTCGAATCGCTTTGCATTAACCGCTTTCGTATACTTCTTCCGAGAGATCTCAGTGATGCACCACCTTTGTCTCTACTGTATCCAGACGATTATTCTGTAACTTTCCATTGTAAAAAAGTTTACGTCTAGTAGGAATCGAACCTACATTTCTCCGACTCCTGCCGCAGTGTCCTCCCAAATTAGACGAGTCAACATAAACTATAAATTTGGTGCGAAGGTGAGTTAACGATATACTCACGTCCTTTAGCTTTCCACTACTAAGGATAATCGTCGTGTACTTAGACGTAGTTCCCTTTTTGCTACATTCGCTACTGCTCTGCCTCTGAGCTACCTCGCATTGTTTGGTCGTAAGGGTAGGATTCAAACCTACACGGATAGCTCATGAAACTAAACCTCCTTACTATAAGTGATTATAATTCTTCCCATCCAAATCGGGGAGATACCCATCACTCACGGGACTCGGATTCTTAAATTCTGGTCCCCACGGTAGGACTCGAACCTACATTATAACCGCTTAGAAGGCGGTTGCCTATCCAATTAGACTACGTGGAGATATATCTATTTATACATTATATCAACACAAAACGGTAAGTCAAGGTAAAATAATTTAATATTCACCAATCATTTCTCTTCCAACACTACTATTAATAGGTCTCTTACCCATTTGTTTAAGTTGTTCATGATTATCTTCACGAAGTTCATATTCATTATACGCAACAATAAGGTCTACTTCATTATCCCAAACACTATCATACCAACATGCTTCATAATCACAAACAGTTACATAGTAAAGATATTTTTCTTTCTTCTCATCATCCATAATCAAAGCTACATCTTCTTGTAATGCAACAAGAAATTCCTCGATTGTTTCTTTATCCATAATAACAACATTATTTCTTAGATGAAATAAACTCTTTCTTAGTTCTCTTAATTTATTAATCATCTTATAGATCTCAACTTCGCATCAATATATTGTAATACTCCACGAGCACCATCATTAGCAATTATCATTCTTAGATTTTCTAATGATAAATCTTTAAACACATTTTCATGTTTGAGTGATACTATTCTCCTAGTATCATCATCTAAATCAACTAAACTAACTTTGGCAATATGATATTTGATGTAATAAGTTCTATTATCAATTGTTGTTGAGTAGTAATAAGCACCACACCAAAAACCGATATCTTCATTATTATCACCGAAGAAGGTAATTGATATTCTATCATACCCTGATTTATTTTCATTATAAGTTAAGTAGAATGCACTATCTGGCCATTCAGACTTTCTAACACAAAAACAATTAGTATCTTCAATTGTCATCAATATTGTAAGTTCACCATCTACAATATCGTACATTGTCATGTCCATTATATTCTTTCCTTTAATATTTTACATCTATCAGGTTTTGGAACTGCAAAATGTTTATCGCGTTCTAGAAAAAATCCTAGTTCACAACGATGTCCACCACCTTCATTATCGAAATAATAACATCCAATAATTCCATCCCAGCAAAAATCATTATCAGGAACTTCTATTGGCATAAATACAGTTTTATATATTCTAGGTTTAGTTTTACAATCCTTACAGTTATTACATGACATAATAATATCCTATTCGTTTATATATTCAATGAACCATTCAGAAACATATTCTATAATAGCTTCTTTAGATTCTTGTGGAGGTGGATATTTATGTAAAGCGTATTCATAAACACCTTCAATTGTATTTTTATATGCATATTTTAATGATGATAAATCATGCATCATAAACTGTATAATATCTAATGCTTCATACGAAAATTCAGGAAAGTTCCCTTCTAGTTGCGATTCACAACCATCACACTCACTACAATCAACACCTGTATTACATTCCATAATCAAAGCTCTTATGATATTCATTCAACTCTTGTTCATCACGAATCTCTTCTAATAAACTAAAAGCATAATCATCATCAGACTTAATAGCAACACCACCTACACCAAATGCAAAATTAATAGGTTTATTGTAATGAGCTTTTAAAATCATTTTAGACATTTCATTTTCATCGAGTTTAATATATCCCATAATCCTCTAATCCTGTAATTAATCCATCGAAGTCTTCATTCTCACCTAACATATCAGCGAGTTCAATAACAAAATCTATTGGAACACCATAATCATTTGACATTCCTTCTAGATAATCTCTACGATTACCATAACCATTCACTTCATAAACACTATTATCCATTTTCGTATACCCCAGATTCTATCTTTAAAATTCTCATACCATCAGACATATTTCTAAACTTATCTAAATACTTTTTTCGTTTTTCATAAGATAAAGTGAAATCACCACTCCATCTTAAATAACATTCCCATCTACGTCTAAAAGTTGTTAATTTATCCATCTTCACGATAAGCACCTTTTATTTTAATAGATAGTTTTTTCACTTTATCCATATCAGGAATATTAGGAATACCATGTTCTAATGATGCTTCATGATTATAGTCAATACGACTATCAATAATTTCTTTTGAATTATCAGCAACAATGTGAGCATAATAAGAACCATCAGAACATCGAGATACCTCAACGTAACCTCCAGGAAATTTAATTGCTCCCATTGAAGGTTCAGCGTTAGATTTATCACCCTTGAATATTAACGTACAAGCATCTTGTGAGTGTACAATGTTTTTTAATCGAGCCACTATAATCTCCTCTTTAAACGATAATCATATTCACAATTATCTTCAATCCATTGAACATTATCAATCATAAACAAATCAAAATTAATCCGTTCATTAACTCCACCAACATCAAAAATCTCATCAATGGACACATAAAGAACTTTATCAATATACATCTTAGCTGCACGAGTAGCGACTTCCATAGCAAATTCATAATCATCGAATTCACTTTGCGAAAGGATAGTTTCAACAAGACCATTCGCATTCATATTTTCTGTTGCTAAAGTTACCATAAACATATTGTATTCTCCTCTCAATTCAGGTTCTATTATCTTACACAATAGAACCTGTGTCAAGAACTTTTTAGATTAATTTCCTAAAGCTTTCTGTTTTTCACCTTGACCTAAAGGACGATTAATGTTTACGTTTTCTCCAGCTTTTTCACCTGATTGGTAAGCATTATAATCAGATTTAGTACGTGACTTAGTTTTTTTATATTTAACTAGACCATACTTATCTTTAATCGCATCATTCTTAATTACCATTAACCCTTTACCGCTTGATACATAATCCGCTAGACGTTCAGCGATAATTTCCTCAAAACGAGTACTTAATGTATTTACAGCTCCAGCCAAGAAACTTTTCTTAACGGTAGAGCCATGAGCACCACTAATACTCTCGTTCATAGCTCGTGTGGCTTGACGTGATAGGTCATCATGTAAGAATTCATACATCCACTTAACCATCATAACATCAGCTTCATAACCCATGATATTAATTAATTTCTTTCCATTTGGATTACGTTTAAATTGAACCTCACATTCAAATAGTTGAGCGGTTTTAACCGCTAATGTTTGCATCCAACTAGGCCATGATGCATATTCCATATCAGAGATAGGTGAATCCGTCACACCACCACCTGATGCCAATTCAGCTCGAATAACGTCTTCACGCTCAACCTGATATTCATTCATCATCTTCGCAGCCATAGAAGCAGCACGAGCAGCCTCATTCGGATTAGAATTTTCATGTTCAGCCATAGCAAGTAATTTAGAAATCTTTGCAATTACTGATTCAATATCTTTACTCATATAATTTTACTCCTCTCTCAATTAGATTCTATTATCGGATATTATTGATATTATGTCAAGCTTTATTTTAATTTAGTTTTATCATTAGAATCAATGACTTAGGTGGTTTTATACGGAGTAAACGAAAAAAACCCCTATAATTTCTTATAAGGGTTTGATTTTCTTAGATATTTTGTTATTAATGGTCTCCATCAAGAATATCTAACCAATGCTGTCTTAATAGCATAGCACATGAATTGGAAGTTTGTTTAGTTACAAGTTTCCAATCTTTCTTTTCAGGTAATGGTTCAAAATCCTTTAAGTAATCTAGGATCACATCTTGAGCAAATAAACCACATACCTTACCAAAATCTTTTTGTTTAATTAATCCCATATGAGATAAGACATTATTTAAACGATTTTCGTTAATGTATTGATCCATGTTTTCAACAGCTTCATTCATTTCATCAGAAAATAAAATTACTTTAGATTTTTTATTTACTTTAGATTTTTCTGTAAACTTCTCATTCTTGTTTTTAAGAATAACACGACTACCATTAGGGAAGTAAATAGCTTTGTTAGGTTTAATAACAACACCTTCACTAATATTATTTTCAATCTTAGGTAAAGCATATTCTTCTGGAATAATAGTTTCATTATCATTAGGAAACTCAATACATTCTTCAAATGTTCCAACCAACAACACTGGAGCATAGGGGATATAAAGATCCTCAAACATATCTAACGTAACATCCCAATCAAGACGGTCATCACCAACTTTAACATCATATGATAGAAAATCACATCTATTAGTATATTGAACACCCTTCTGTACTTGAGATACATTAAGATTTTCTACGTCTGGATGATTATAACCACCACCAAAGAATTCACCACTAATAACAATAACTTTATTAGGAACATTAAGATAACTTCTAACATCTTTGAAGTAGTTTTTAATCTCATCAGCATAGACATCTAAAGAATAGAATTTCTCACCTTCTTTAACGAAGCCAGAACGTTTAGCGAATTCAATAGTACCATCAACATCAATATAGATATCCATATGAGCACCATGAATTTTTTCCATGACAACCCATGTCTGATCCATTAACTCAGGATTGATAGTAATCATATCAATGAATTTTCGTCTGTAACTATTTTCAATACTATTATATTTTTTAAATTCCATTATATTATCCTTGTAACCATTTTGAATTCATGCTTCACACTCTTGTATAATTCCAAAATCTTTTTCATTATACCATATAGCATTTTTAGATTTTTCATTAGGTTTAATGCTGTATGCTTTATTTCCTTTTAAATCATAATACATTCTTCCTGTCATGATACCTTCTGATGTAAGTTTTCCTTTTAATTCTTCATTAAATGATATATCTAATATATTTTCCTCATGTATAAAAATTTCAACACGATATCTCATACCAAATATTTTAAAAATAAATCTAGGAGAATAATCAAATCGAGTTTCAATATACAAGATAGAATCTTCAATATACCATCTACCAGTAAATTCAAAATCTTTATATGTAGTAGTTCCATTAGGAAATTCATAATTCTTTATTGCAAAACTATTCATAATATTACCTTATTAAAAATGGTGGAGTGAATGGGACTTGAACCCATATCTGCCAGACTAACAAAGGATATCTCCTAATGCTTAAACGGTTCTATCAGTTGAACTATCACCCCAAATTACTAACGTAATTTCATCCCAGTATCAATACCTGTTTTGAATGTAGTCTTTGCATGACCAGAACTAATGATTTTATAATCAGCTAGATTAATTTTAGGATAGCCCGCAAACTTCATCCACATACCTTTCCATACATAACCTAAGTTATTTTCATAAGTACGTTTAGTATCAATAAATTTAGTTTGTGTATTTTCAAACTTGTTACGACCAGCCTCAATGATTTGTTGAATCTTAGTGTACATAGATGGGTCAATGTTAATTTGATGTTCCTTGAACCATTGGAATGCAGCTTTAGAACCACCACCACCTTGTCGAGCTGTCATAACA